TTCTTCACACCATGCTCCAGCAGGAAACTTGTCTTTATCTTGATAAGCTAACGTGCCAACTTTTAAAACTTTACCTACAGTTGTAAGATAAGCTACATCGTCTACTGTTCTATCAGGTAATAAAATACCACCTTTAGTTTCTATTCCTTCAAGTTCTTGAGGTTGTTCTACTTCTTCTTTTTGAACATCTTCAATTTTATCTTCTTTAACAGGTGCAGCTTCTACTGGTTCTGCTGCTAATTCTTCTTGTTGTTCTTCCTGTCCTTCAATTTCAAATTCTACTTTTGGTGCTTCTTCTCCTTTTGGAGAAAGGTCAATCTCTGACCATTCTTGATTATCTGCCATTATTTCCTTTCCTTTCGCTAGGTGCGACTCTAACGGTTACGACTTAGACTCTGTAATTATATTACATATATTTTAATTAGACAAATTAAATGTAGGATCTAAATTAGATGGATTATCCATTTTCATAATAACTTGATCATCAAAGATCAAAAGAAGTTTATAACCTCTATATAAAAACTTTTGTCCTATTAGTTTACCATAAGCTACATAGTCACCTTCTTCACACCATGCTCCAGCAGGAAACTTGTCTTTATCTTGATAAGCTAACGTACCAACTTTTAAAACTTTACCTACAGTTGTAAGATAAGCTACATCATCTACTGTTCTATCAGGTAATAAAATACCACCTTTAGTTTTTTGTTTTATAGATATTGGACGTACAATTAAATGATAACCTGGAATCTCAGGTAAATCTGATGCAGCTAAATCTTCAAAATCTGCATCTGTAATCCAATCACTATTATCAATTGTTTTTGCCATATGGGGTTGTAACATTATTTAAAATCATCCTCTTCTAGTCTTATTTTTACAATATGTTGAAGGCTATCTATTGCATATTCTATACCTTCAATTTTGCCTACTATTTGGCGATAACTAGAATAATCTGAAATTCCACCATACGCAAGGACTTTTTTTAGTTCTTCTATTTCTTTATAATAATTTTTTGTTATTTCTTCCCAAAGTGTCATTGAGTATTATTTTTATTACCTTCCTTAACAAAATTACCTACCATATCAGCAGCCTTTAACATTTTTTGCGTGTCTTGACTACTTTCTGTTTTTGCCAAGTCCATGATTGCGTCAAGTGCTGCGATAGCCTTTTTAGTATTTCTATCTTTTTCTGCTTCTTCTTTCTTAGACTGATCTTTAATTCCTTCCTTAAACATATCAAGTTGAAGTTGTGTTTCTTTAATATCAAGTTCTCTATTCTTCATAGCTGCCTCAACACTTTCTTTTGCTACCTGTGCTTGAACTTTCTGTTGTTCAATTTGTAGACGCTGAGATTCAATCTGAACCATTTGTGCTTCAGGTGAACCTTGTTGTTGCATTTGTGCTGCAGCCTGATTTGCTTGAGCAACTTGTTGTGCTGCTTGAGCCATAACCATTTCCATAACTTTAGGATCATTAGGATCAATACCTGAAGCAACTGCTTGTGGTCCTTGAGTTTGAATAATCTGATTGGCTACACCATTTACTTGTTCCTGATATTTCATAACGACATGTTCTTGCATGTTAGCTTGAATAATAGGAACAATACGTTGCATCAATGGATTTGCACCATTTTGAGGATCTTGTATAAATGCCATCTTAGCTTGTATATGAGCATCATGGTTCTGACCCATAAATGCTTTTATTGGTAAACCTTTTGTTGCTGCTGCAATATCAGACAGAGGATCTAATGGTACTGCTTCTGGTTTACTAGGCATAATCTTATCTATGTTTGGCATGTTAGCTGCTTCAAGAATAGTCTTGTTTAAAGCTTCCATATCAAACATACCAGGCGGTGATTGTTGTGCCATCTGCATTGCCATTTGTGCCATCATCATGCGGTGAGCATTAGAGGGTATATTAGGATCAGATACAGGAATTACATCAATACGACCATCAAAGTCACTCTTATAAATTTTAAGTGTTTGACCTGGTACATCACACATACTTTCTTCTGGCAGATATTCATAGTTTATTTGTGCTAGAAGTTTAAATTCGTCTTTCTGTGACTTGTGTAATCGTTTGTGAATTGCAGTAAAGAACTTACTACTTGCTTCAAGTAATGCCATTGTTGTTCCTACAGGACCATAACCTGCAGAATCAGACACAACCTGCTCTGTCGTATCTGCAAACTTCTGTGCTGTTTGAGTTACAAAGCCTAGCATTTGAAAGAGAGTTTGAGATGGTTCTTTGTAAGGTAAAGGTATAATCATCTTAGACAAGTCATTGCCTACAGCTTCAACCTCTTTCCATTCACCAGGTGCTACAGGATCATTGTCTCCAACCATACGAAGACCTTTAGCTTTGAAACCACCAGGTAAGTTAGCAAACTGTCCTGCATCAACTAAACCACGCATAGCAGCAGTTGCAGTCATCGTTAGGTTTCCTAAGAAATGAATAAGACCTAGACCATAGAATCCAAAACCAGGAACAAAACGATAATGTGTGAAATATATTTTCTTTTCTCTACGCTTGTCTTCTATGTCATAGTTACGTCTAATAGACAGAACCTGACGAGACTTTTGTTCTACAGTTACAATGTAGGGTAAGGACAGACCGTCATCCTCTTGGTACGCTTTAGGCAGGTCTAGATAGCAATGCTGTTCTAGCAGAACGTACTGTGGGTCATGTTGAGAGGAGGGAGAAAGACCCAATATCGTATCCATCTTTTGTGCAAAGCCTGTTTGCTCTGGCATAGATGCTTCAGGTAGGTCTATATCGGCGTACATTCCTGCGGCAATGTCACGCTGCATCTCTATAGGACTACGATATATGACGTGAGTATAACGGTCTGCCCTACGCAGGTCCGTTGCATAGTATGAAATGTAGAACTGATCAATAGGCACAAACTCAGATACTGGCCTATTTAAACTTTGATCAAAGTAGATTTTCTTAAAGGAAGACCCAATAAGAGGTAGGTGAAAAAGCATACGTTCAAATTCGTCAAAGTATTCTGACATTTGATCTGTAAGCTGGTAATTCATAAAGTTTTTGACGCGATTAGCTTGCTGCTGCTTCTCAACGTCAAAGTCTCCTAGTATCTGTGTCTTTACTGGACCAGCAGGAGGAAATAATTCTTGTGTTGCTTTTGATTGAAACTTAACTGCAGACTCAATCATAATGGGATGCACTGCAGTACAAGCACCTTCAAATGGTTCTGAAGCTTCTTCTAGTTTTAGACCAAGAAGATCAAAGCCTCGTTCAAACATACTTTCCCATTCAGAACGTGAGTCTTTATCTGCTTCAAAGTTTTCAATAACTTGAAAGGCTATTTCTTCTAGCAGATCTTCATCCATATCTTCTGCTAGATTACGATAAAATTCTTCTGGCTCTTCTTTCTGTTGTATCTTTGATCTTTCATCTTCAGGCGGTTTAAATTCAACTACAACACCTCCATCTTCAGGATCATATTCCATAGACGTAGTATTACCTTCTTCATCTACTTGAAACTCAGGTTCTATTGTAATTGACAACTCCGCTGTAGGAATTGGATCAAATGGATTTCGTTCTGTAGCCATGCTTATATCGCCTTTGCTTCATAATTATATGGATTACGTTCTATAACAGAACCGCCAGCATATCTATTAACAATTTTATCATATACTGGATGTTCTTTACCTCTAACAGATATAGTTCCGATTTGCTTTCCTAAATCAACAAAACCTTTAACTGTTGGTCTTAATCTTGGTTCAGAAGGAGAGTTAGCATAACGTGTTAAATTTACTCCTTCAGGAAAATTAGCTTCTATAGAATAATAATGTTTACCTTTATTTTGAACAGAAACTAATGTTGGTATATCTTTATATTCATCAGGAACATCTAACCATTTCCATCCAGCAGATTTTTTAAATAAGTTAGTTTTAATTTGTGTAGCACCTTTAGTTGAAGGACTACCAACAATTTCTTTTTCTATAGGACTAGCATCAAATTTTGGTTTTCCTTCAGGTGTAATATAAATAGAAGCAGATTCTACATTTTTATCTGTAAGAATATCTCCTGTTTTTGGATTTAAATATTCACCACCTTTAGGTCTTTGTCCTTCTGGAAACATTCTTTCTGGTTTAGGAAATACAGAAATATTTTCTGTTGCAGCTTCTTTTGTTACTTTTGTAGTCTCAGGCTTAATAGAATAACCTTTAATCATTTCTGGAGAAATAGGTTCTTTAAAACGAA